CGGCAATACTGCATGGTATCTGTTCGCAGATCCCAACGACATTGCAGCTCTTGAGGCCGGATATCTGAGGGGCCACGAAAGGCCTGAAATCTGCATGAAAGCCAGTGACAAAGTTACCATCGGCGGCGGGTCTATTGGCCCGATGTCGGGCGACTTCGCAACTGACAACGTGTTCTACCGTGTTCGCCATTGCTTCGGCATTTGCGAACTTGATTGGAGAGCGACCTATGCCGGGGGACTCGTAAGTTAGTGAGAAAAACAGATTTGGCTTATGTTGCTGGTATAGTAGATGGCGAGGGATATATTGGGATTAGTGCAGACCATAGAAACCGATATAATTCCAATAGACCTTGTTGGCGATTAAGAGTTAGTGTCACCAATACTAATGAATGGTTGATGCAATACCTTAAATTTTCCTTTGGCGGAAGTATCAGTATAAAAGGTGGAAAAGGAAACAAGAAACCTTGTTATGATTGGGTACTGAACCGAGGGCACGCCGCAGAGTTCTTAAAGTTAATACTTCCTTACCTGCGCCTTAAAAGACCTCAAGCTGAATTAGCCATTAAATTCCAGTCTAATATAAGTAAATCTACTCGCAGGCTTACAGATGAGCAATTCGCAATAAGAGAAGCTGAAATGCTACTTATGAAAAGCATGAAGCAATAGCTTGGTTAGCTAAGTCTAATCAGGCTGGGGCGGCGGGTTACTCCTTTCCCGCCGTCCCGTATTAATGGAGGTAAACATGGGCAATTCAGCAATAGACTTTCCGTGGGATAAAACGAATGTAACAGCAGACACACTTGTCAAGACTGGTAAATGTGTCTTACATAATATCACTATTAACGGCACGACTACGGTCGGCCAGATAGCGGTCTATGATGGCGTTTCTAACGCGGGTGCACTTATAGGCACGATTCATTTACGCTCTGCTGTTCAGGTATCTGCGCCTCCCGTCACGCTAAATTATGATTGTCAAATGGACGATGGTATTTATCTGGACGTGACCGATTGGGTTGGCAGCGTAACAGTTACACATAAATAGGAGTTGCCATGACAATAAGCTACGACCTTGCCACTGACATCGGGAAAATTAGATTAATAATCCAGGACACCGCCGGAGCTAAATTCTCTGATGAAGAACTCCAAATATTCTTAGACCTTGAAGGATCGGTAAATCTAGCGTCTGCTGCCGCACTGGAATCATGGGCGGCTTATTTATCCGAATACGCCGATAGTGAACACATAGGCGATTACTCATACTCTAAAAAATTAGTCTCTAATAAACTAGACCTTGCTACTCGATTAAGAGAGAACGATGCTAATGCGCCGTCTCTTGATTGGGCAGAAATGAACTTCACTGATATTGACGAGGACGAGGCGATTGAATGAGTTATGATTCGTTGCTTGTAAACTCTTGTACCATTCAGAGATATACGGAAGGCGCACAGGATGACTATGGCAATCCCGCCGAAACATGGGCTGATCTTCACACAGACGAACCCTGTCGATGGTCTACTCCCAGAAATCGGGAGATTATGGTGGGTGCCGAAGTTGTCATTGCTGATTTACAACTTTTTCTGGGCGATATAGATATAACAGAGAGAGATCGTGTTATTTTGGATAGCAGGACATACGAGGTTATATCCGCTACTCAGCGTCAGGGCGGAGATAATCATATGGAGTGCTTTCTCAGGACTGCAAAGTGAAAATACAAACAACACTAACCCTTAATCTAAAAACAAAAGAGGCTAAAGATAAAGTAGGAAAGGCTTATTCTAAATCGTTAAAAGAAGTTGTTGTTTTGATCGGCAACGATGTTATAAAAGGATCGCCCGTATTAACAGGCAATAATAGGCGCTCGATTGAGTATGAATCAGATGATATCACCGGGCAAATAAACTCAACATCAGGTTATGGAGGGTATATCGAAACAGGCACTTCTAAAATGGAGGCTCAACCTTATTTCAGGCCTGCACTCGATAGACATATTGATAAACTCCCTAAAGGAATGAAGGCATATTTATGATTGACGCAAATAAAGCCATACGTGATTTTTTAGTTACACAGACAGGATTAACCGCCTTGGTTTCCACACGTATATATAATCCGTCTCTGAAAGCAGGCTATACTCTCCCTGCGATTGCATACTCAATAAGAGGTGGAGTTTCAGACCCTTATATTCCTGGGATTATTTCACCATCTGTGCAATTTCGTTGTTACGATGACAATCCTATAGATGCGCGGGCGGTTTATAGGGCACTCTATGATGCGTTACAGGGTATTCAGAATACAACGATTGGGAGTTATAAAATTCTCTCAGCGCGAGAGGAATCACAAGGGCAGGATATGCGTGATCCGGATAACTCTAATCTCTATTATGTGCTGGCATTTTTCGATATACAGGTCAGATAGGGGGACATATGGCAAAGAAGAAAATTAAGGAAATTCAGGAGATAAAAGAAAAACCTCCTGAGATTAAAAAGGAATCAACTAAGGCTAATATTTACAGGAGGTAATTATGAGCACAATCGCAAACGTATTAGTAGGAGTAGCAACATTATCTATCAAATCACCGTATGATGAATCTATCGCCGAATGGTCTACCGTCCAGCAGCAGGCTGGTAGTTACTCAGCCAAACTTTACAAGAACGGCTCAGGTAGCGATGGCAGCGCACATGTGCAGTTTACACCACCTACGGGCATAACACTGGCAAATTGGACAACTGGAATATCTGCAAGTCATTATGCTTTTTATCACCATTGCTCGGCTGTGACCGGAAACTTCGCGCAGATGGAATTTCGTTTTGAAGATCCAAACTCTGACGCATGGGTTGAGATCACATGGGTTGGTTTGCAGTCATATCTGGGGACTGCTGCATGGGTGCAGTCAATACTAGCCGATGCAGATTTAGGCGGTTATGGAGGTGTTGGAGAAACAGGAACATCATTCTTTAATTGGGGGCCATTAACTGCTATGAGCGGAATGGAAGCCGCTATAGATGGCGAGGCTGCTGTAGATGATGCTAGCGACTGGATTCTATCTCGTGTTAGATTAGAACTCTGGGAGACATCACCGGCTCGTACCTGCTATATAGATACCGTCATGGTTAATAATGTCACTTACACAATCGAACCAGGAGGAACCGCTCCGGCTTTGTGTTTTGGCACGTTTACAGATGTTGGTTACACTGAGGACGGCGTAACTCTGGAATATTCAGCCGAGACGATGGATGTCAAGGTCATAGAAGAAACATTCCCTGTTGCACGCCCGATAGTCGGTGAATCATTAACCGTCACCTGCAATATGGCTGAAGGATCGCTTTATAACATGGACAAGGCTATGGCTGGCAGTGTAAGGTCAGGTAATATCATAACACTTGATGGTGGAGTACAAAAGGAACTATCAATCAAGATCGTTGGACTTTCACCGGACGGATATCTCAGGACGATTACAATTCCTAAATGCACTGCAACAGGGGCCGTTTCAATGCCCTATAAGAAGGGAGAAAAAACAGTGGTTCCTGCAACATTCCAGGCATTAAAAGGCACGGCGGATGTCTGTACCATAGTAGATAACGCTGCATAAAGGAGAAAATATGCGAACTGAGGAAGAAAAAATAGTACAGGCTCCCATTGTAATAAGCCTGGGCGGATTAAATTACGATATCAAATTACTCCCGATTAGGGATTCAAGGGGTTGGCGCAAAAGGGTAGCCGAATTACTTGGAGATATACCTAAATATGCAAAGGTCTCTGCTGACGCCCCAGATGAATTTGCGGTTGCTATGAACTCAATGATATCGTCAATGCCAGACGCGATCATAGACCTGGTTTTCGATTATGCCAAAGAATTAAACCGCGAGGAAATCGAGGCCGTTGCGACTGACGAAGAAATCGGAGCCGCTTTTAGCAAGATCATGGAGGTGGCGTTCCCTTTGTCACGGAGTCTGGGGGTAAGGGGTCAGTAGCACAGTCATTCGAGCTTCTCTTAGCTGAATGGCATTTGCCGCCGGACTATATAGTAAATAACTGGTCAGATGAATTATTGACAATAATGATAGAGAAACTAATCGAACGAAAAACCAATAAGAAACCTCCTGTCAACGAAGATCAATTTTTCAAACAGGCTGGAATTAAGAGGGTAAAACATGGCAATTAATGTAGGCGATGCTGTTTTAAAAATAACAGGGGATACTTCTGACCTGGATAGATCACTAAACGGGATAGAAGGTAATCTGAAAAATATCGGTTTAGCTGCCATGGCCGCGGGCGCGGCTATAATAGCTGGGTTCGGTGTTGCATTTAAGGCAGCAGAAGAGGAACGCATTGGTATTGCCAAACTCTCGCAGGCGCTAAAAAACGTAGGTGTATCTTATGATGATGTCAAGGAAAGTCTTGAGGGAGTGATATCTGCTACTCAGACAAAGACAGGGGTAGCGGATGATGAACAGAGG